ACATATTTAGCACCTAATTGTAATTGCGCAAGTTCTAAATAATCCTTAATTTCATACCTCTCAATCAAATGTTTATACGGCTCATATTCAGATTCATAGCCAATAAAATAAACGTTATCTGAATTGTCTTTTAAAAAGTTAATTTCTTTGACCCAATCCGTATTTGGATTGACATATCTTGAAGTAATATTAATAAAACTATTATTAGATTTTATTGGCTCAACTTTTAACCAGCCTTGCTTCCAAATATCTCCTTTAATTTGGAACGTTTGTAAATGTAAATCGACTAAATGAGTTAAATGCAAATCTCTATTTTTACGGAATAAATCTAAATCATAAATTGGCGGAATAAATTCTCTTCCTTTTCTTACTTCAAAAATATAATCTTGCGCCTCAAGTAATGGCAGAATTATATCATATAAATTATCAGGTAGAACCAAATGCAAAGTGCCTCCGCCTAATGCTTGAATTGTAGGTAAAGCAAAAATGACATCGCCAGTCGCACCACTATGATAAAAATTATTCATATCTAAAATTTAATTATGATTCTAATAACTTAGTATAAATAGCTAAACGCACTTCATTAATTTTAAATAAATCGTAATGCTCACGGACATATTCAGCATTAGCCTCGCCAAAATCCGTTCTCATTTGTTTTGAGAATACCATTCTTTTGATATCTCTCTCCCAATTATCTACCCAGCACACCGTTGGAATGTCCTCGTAAGGCGCTCGTTTTATTGCCATCAATGGAATACGTTTAGCACCAGCTTCTAATGCCTTTAGATTCGATTTTAAACGGTTAAATTTATTGTCCAATAATGGAGCAAGTAATATGTCCGCCTCCAGGTAGAAATTCATGTACAAATCTACGGGCATCGATTCAAGTATCTTGTGGTTTAATCTTTCTCCAGCCGTAAACCATTCTGCCATTTGCTTCCAATGAAACTCGTTTGCTTTATTCCACCCACAAAGAAGCATGCGTGTTGACTCCTTAAAAGATTTAGATTTAGATAATTCATAAATCGGATTCTTTAACTGCCTCATATCAGGGTAATGAGTGATGCTACCCGTGTGCGCAATGTTAACAAATTCGTTTACATTTCTTATCGCAGTAAATTGGTCACGGTCAAATGGCAAAGCATTCGGCAGAATAAAGCAGTTAGGATTTATCTTAATAATCTCAAGCCGTAATCGGTTGTGAGTTGTCGTTACAACATCCGCCACTTTAATATAATTCTTAATTACTTGAGTGACTCCTAAAGACCGATATGTTGGCGCAGATAAATGCTGGCTAAATAACTCCCAGTAGTCATCAATATCGACAACCAATTTAAAGCCTAACTTAGCCTTCCATTTTAATAAATCGGGCAATGGTATTAATTCACAAAACCGATTAACCACGACCACGTTTATAGCCTTGTCAATAAGCATCTCTTCGGTCATTGTATCCGTGATAATACAATACTCCTTTTTCATTACGGATAATGGCAATGCTAATCGATGGTAAGTGACTCCTGAATGTCTACTTCCGACTGCGCAGATTCTTAGTTTGGACATCGTTTGGTTTTGGTTGGTTGAGTTTTGCAATATACTTTATTCCTTCGTAATGTGCTGACAATCTTTTAAGCATATCAAATACGCAAGAGCCACACCATGAGTTGAAGTTAAAATCTTTATTTACATATTTACGATATAGAGTCGCATATTCTTCAAGAACTTCTCGGTCAATGTTTTTAGTAAACCCTAAAGCAACTGCTTCAAAGTTTATAATATTAGCTTCTATAAATGCTATCTCTTGCTCGTTCATAGTTTATTAATCAATCTAAAAATTACTGCTCCTAATATACCCGAACTAAATACGATTGCTATCCATTCTTGAAACTCAATAGGAAACACAATTAAAACGATGGCGCTCCAGGTACTTAGACAAGGAGTACAACTAAACGGCTTAAAGTTTAGTCCAAATGACTGATATAAATTAGTCATTGTAAAAAAGACTGCAAAAGAAACGGCTGCGATTATAGTGATCATTTGTTTGTTTGGTAAATTTCATCCTTAACTAAACTCCAATATGCCTGATCATCTGCCTTTAGTTTTTGTTGAAGTATTAACTCGCAGATATACAATCCAAGTTCTTTAGCAAATACCTTGTTCCCACAAAAGTACAAAGAATTTAAGAGTAAACTATTTGCTCGTTCATCAGGCTTCATCTCTTATTTTCTTTTTAATGTTTGAAATCGTTTTGACAATGGACATATACGGAATGCCAGTCTTTCTTGAAATCTCAGTTTGATTAAAATTCAATTCGACATAAGTATCGAGCAACATATCCTCGTACCAAGATAGTTCTTTTCTTGCTACCTCCACTCGATTAAATAGCTTTTCTTTATATTCCTTAGATTCATCCTCAATCTGCACTAAATCTTCTAATCCATCTATTGATTCATACTTTGCTCTAAAATGTCTGAAGAATGGCTGATTCATGCCAGTACTATAAATCATATTTAGCATACATCTGACAAGCCAAAACTTCAATCCGTTGCTCCCGTTATTATTATAAATTGACCAAAATTTATCTTCAGTTATTGAGCAAAGATTTACAAACATTTCTTGCTTTAATTCTTCCCTTAAATTTGCTGGGTGCATTTTAATCAAGGCTTGCTTAATCTCCTTTGAATTATAAAGTTCCTCAATGATTTGCGACCTGGTCATTCCTTTGATTTTCTGATTATTTCATTAATAAAATAAACGATAAAAGCCACCTCGATAATTCCTACCGCAATGGCTTCCCAAATTAACCTTTCCACTTTTCAAGTTCCCGATTCAAATACCAAACTGCTTTACTCAAATCTTTCTTTTTAAATCCTTTCTTTTCGGCTCGCAATATGTACTTAATCGAATTGCCAAGATTAAAATTAAGGTCGAAAGCATCAATTATGTCAATGACCTCAATGCCATTTCCCTGATAATGCTCAGGATGATTGACCTCTTCTTTGATAACTCCTTGATAATTAATCTTTTCCATGTGCAAAGTTTACATTAAAGATTGTGCAATTCCAAATAATCCTTGATTTTTTTTGTTTGCCGATATGCTGGGTACGATGCACCGCTTTCCATTTTGATTCGATTTAGGTTTACTTCCAGGCTATAATTTAAATCCTGATAGGTTGTGCAGTCGATAACTACTTGGATCGTAGGTCGTTGTATTCTCATTGTAATCCATTTGATTGCATTTAGATGGTTATCCTTCAAATCTCATCCAATCTAAATCTCCGAATCAAACTCTCGCAGTCTTCAATTGACCTTACAATCGCATAATAATACCCGTGATTAATAGCTATCTGCTCAAATGCTTTTTGATTTGGTTGCTGAGTTCCTTTGTCAATCTTAACTTCAACAAATAAACCTTTCCACTTCTTGTTCGAGATCATCCAAAACATATCAGCAACTCCAGCCTTTGCGCCCTCCATTTTTAATTTGATTGCAACCAGTCTATGCCTTGCGCCTCCGTTTGGTATCGCATAATAGTAAAAGTCTTGTGTCCATTCTAACCATTTGCAAATTGCTACCTGGAGTTTATGTTCTTGTTCGTTTCTCATTATACCTTATCTCATATAAAAATTTAACATGTTAATTTTTTATACCCTATTGCATATAAATAACATTAAACATATTTTACATTTTACTGCAAATTGTCAATCGTGTTTTTGGTTATGCAGATATTCTCCTATCACTTCAGCCTCATCGATTATCCAATGCTCAAACTGAGTTTCGGTAAACGTTGCCCCAACCAATAAAGTTTTAAGAGCCTGGAAGTAATCATCCAAGCCAACATCAATATGGTCAAACTCAACCGAAATAGTCTTGCCATCAGTTTCCAGGCTTAACTTTGTTTTTTTAGTTATCATTATATTTTTGTTTTAGTCTTCCGTGACTTGTGTATAACCTTAAATCAATTGTATCCGTATAAATGTCCTCAGATTCGGAAATCCCGAATACCCACTTCGGCTCATTATTTTTTTGTATTGTCTGATTATTTTTAAGAGCATAATAATAAGCATAGCAAATTAATGCCAGCGCAGTTCCATAAATTAGTTTTCTTTTCATTTTTCGTTTGGTTTAATAGTTCCATCATAATCAATATGACAATCAAATGTAACTAAAGAATTTATAAATTTAATATACCCTTGAGTTTTGCAGTGCATTTTCCTTTCTTCAATATCCTGAATGCCTGAATATTTATTCCATAGTTCAATTCGCTCTTCTTTTGATATTGTTGGAATCTTAAACTGCTCCAGGTAATCAAATAAGATTGATAAGCCTCCAGCAATAAAAGTAAATTTCTTGTCGTTCTTCTCGCAGTATCTAATCTGATTTGCATATTCGTTAGCCGTGTTGATGGCTTGCTTCTTTAATTCTTGGTCACTTGGTTTTTCTTTCACTGGCTCTATTGGTTTAGGTAAGTTCTTAATCTCTTGTCTTGCATACTCAAGGTAAGCACTCATAATTCTACCAAAGTATTCGCAAGAAAAATTCTCATAGCATTTAGAATCTATATTTAGCTTGCCAGCGACTGCCATTTCAAAGGCTAATTTTATTTCCTCGCAAGTATTATTTCCAAAATTAGACTTAACAAAATTAGTCAATACAAACTTTTCTTCTTTAGTAGGCAGATTGCTCCCTCGTAATCCAACCAAAAGCATAGAGTAACGTAATGCTTGCTTTATATCTTCTTCGTTCCTTACACGCAAAGTAATGGCGCTTTGTGCTTGTTGTATTGCTATTGCATTACCACTTCCTAAGTGCTTCCATTCTTGCGGCACTTGTTCCGAGTTTCTCAGTTGTATTTCCATTATTGCTAAATTTGTTTGCGTTAGTTAACCAGGTATTTATTCGTCTGCTAATATCAAAAAACTTTTCTACTTGCCATCGTTCTTTCCCTTTGTTATTTTTCTCTGACCAATAAGAGTAAAAATTAGTGTATTCAATTCCTAAATCAGCAATATAGGGAGAAAGCATTTCGACCAAACTATACTCTTCTTTTATTTCATTTACTTTACTTTCTTTTTCTTTACTTTCCTTTACTTTACTTTCCTTTGTTGAACGGTCGTTGAACGGTTGTTGAACGGTCGTTGAAATTTCTATTCCTCTTCTCTTGTCTGCGCTCTTTTGACCAGCAACTTTCCTTTGTTCTTTCATCTTAAAATATGGCTCAAGGTATACTAACATCTTAGGACTAAAGAATTTTTGTTCTTCATCAATCTCAAACAATCCGTAGTTACAAATAGCCACTCTTACTTTTGCTTCTGATACTCCAAACTCTTCGGCTAATAAATCCAAATCATCCAAAGGATACATTAAATCTTGTTGTTCTCTTAACGTTTCTAATAGCATAAAGTAAATGCCATAACCCTCCGTTCCAAGTTCCTTTCGCAACCTCCTAATTTTCCTATCATGCCTGGCATTGCAGAAATGTGGGAAATAAAATGCTTCTTTTTCCATATTAATTATTATAAAATAAAAATGCCTCATAAATCCATTGGCTCACTACTTCCAATTTCAATACAAGGCATTTAAGTCTTTTAATCGCTATAATGTAGTGAGGCGATTGTTTACAAATATAATAAATTAAACTGACTTACAAAGTCTTTTAAGAAAATACCCAGCATAAATAGGGTGGTCGTTTTCAAATAGCCTGGCATAGTCCGAAGTATAATTATTGTTGACTTTGTATCTATCATTTCCTTCGACCATTGTATGCCATCGGATAACTTCGAAGATTTGTTTTGCTCCTAATCTGACATATCCTCGATTGATTAGTTGATATGCCAAGCGCTTAAACTCTATGTACACTTGGGGATTTGATTCGTGATACTTTTTGAAACTTGTTTTCATTTGGTTTAAATTTTGAGGTTTGATA